CACACCTAAAGCAATCAAGCTCTGACATAGTGCCATCACCTTGGCGACCTGAAGATATAATCAATCCAAAGTCATTAAATACATCAGTTGAACCGCCAACTGTTACTTCACGGCTTCCTGTATTAATCGGTCTTGTCTCAAAAGTAGCGGTATCGCCTGTTACTAATGCTATAGTTCCAGATCCACCAGTTAATTCAACGCCTGTGTTTGGAATCGTTACAGCCGTTGAGGTAGTTATTGTTAATGGTGAAGCTGTTATTTTAAGTAAATCGTTTACATAAACAAGATCATCGCCATTTGCAAAATCAACATCATTTCCCGCATACACATCAACTGTTGTTGAAGAGGCTGCGACAACTACGAATTTACTAAACTTCAAACTGGCTTCTTCACCAGATTCAGCGGTTGCAGTCGCTACACCAGTTGTGGCAACAGCAGAAACTCCGTTTTTATTTGTAAGAGTGCTTACATTTCCAGAAGTTTCAGCTGCGTTTATTGTCATTGCTTTTCCAAGTAAAGTTTCAAACAAGAAAGACGGATATTCTCTTAATGTTAAGGCAACTTCCGCAGTAATTAAACCACGTTCAACTTTCCAAGGATATTTTGAAGAGCCGCCGTTTAAAGGAATAAGCTCCCCTTCCGACGATACTTCAGCAGAAGCATCAACTCTTGCCCGACCTAAGTAGTTTCCAGTTGTTACATTGTACGCTGTAAGCGTGTGTATGCCGAAAATGGCATTCGGTTGTGATTCTGTCATTTTTGAAAGCTCCTTAAATTACTTGCTCTGTTGTTAAATTGATGTGAAATCTTTTAGGTATTTTTAAGCTTATTATATCATCGCCTTTTTTTATCTCATAACGCTCGTGATTCTGAACGATTAAGAAATCTTTCTTTGCAATGATTTTATCGTTTCTTGGTTCTGTTTTTTTATCTGCCATAAGCTTATCCTATTATTGTTGAAACTACCGTTATACCGCCTACTTTAAAGTCTGCGCCTTCGTTCACTGATGCGTTCGCTGGGAGCAATTCCGTTACTTTTAGATTCGTATGCCTGCCACTTTTAAAACTCTCTTGCATGACCTCTCTTAAACAACGTGAATAACGTAAAACTTTAGTTAATGTGCCTTCACAATTTGAGTTATTAAAAACAACTTCAAAGTTTACGCTTATCTGCAATGCCGTTTTGTTGCCGCTGGCATTAGCTGTTAAGTCAACAATTCCGTAATAAATAAAAGGATCAACATTAAACACTTGATCGTTTGCGTTATTAAAATAACTTTCATTCGCAACAGGCAATAATTGAATAGAGTCTGCTTTTTCAGCGTTTATTTCTGTTATTTTCGCTGGCAATTTTGATTGCATCTTTGCTAAAATATCAGCTAAATAACTTTCTATATCGTATTTATTTGACACGTCCGAGCACCTCCAATTTTGAGGCAACAAAATCAGCTATCAACCTTTGAAACCTTAAAGATTGAGCATCATCAATAAATAGATATTTCCTTGCTGGCATTTTTAAACCAGTAAATGCAGATTCTGAAGGGTATTCAGTTCCTTTTTGGATGTATCCGCCGTATTCTACGTTCGTACCTTGAACAAGGGATTGTCTGCCTATGTGACGTATTGTGTCGCTATTTCCACGCCCGATAACAGAATCTCGCAAAGCTCCCGTTCGCACTAATATAGGCATATTACCATACTTTCTTGCCTTTCTTTCTTCGTATGGCATGCTTAATTCTGGATATTTACCACTATTCCCACCTTTTAAAATGAAGTTTTGCTTTGTCGTTTTGAATATATCTCTTGATATCTCGCCCATGACAAAACGCAAATCGCCAACAGATTTAATTGCTGAATCAAGATTTGCTTTAAACTGTATATCATTCTCTATTTTATAAGAATCTTGACCTACCATTGATCAACCCCCTTTTCAAAAAAAGGAACTATCCCAGCATTGCCCGATTCGGTATGAAAAGAAGAAAGCCCACTAACACTGTCAATTTCTGTTTCATCAGGTAAATCAAGTTTATTATCTCGCAGCATGGTTAGTGTCTTTATGCTTTCACGGTATGCGCTGCCTGCTGTCATTTCTTGCGGAATATTGCTATGAGGAATAGGAACTGATTTTTTAAGATTTAATATTTTAGAGGCTCGATATACTACTAAATCAACCGCTATTTTCTTCACGATTAAAAGGCTGGAAGCTCCGGTTATAGGTGTATCGTAACGCTTGCCTAAATACATGTTTATTTGTGCATCAGCTTGATCTAAAAAACCCGCTATAGCATCAGACGTAACTTGCCCCGTTGAGCCAAAAGCAATGCCTTTCATTTCTTCTATAATATCGGATTCCAGCGCATACGTCATGTCTTAAACTTCCTTAATGAATCCAAGTTTGCCAAATTCTGTAAGTTTACTTTCAGGGCAAGCTTTACCTTTAGCATAAAATAAACCGTTTCTTTTTAGATTCTGTTTTAGAACCCAGCATTTACCAGTTATTTTAATATCTTTTTGCTCTACATCCAATTCTGCAATATCTGATTCACTTGCTTCTGTAGCAGCTTCATGTTCTTCATCTAGTTTTGAAGCTTCTTCAGCCTCTATTGCTTTTGCGTCTTCTGCTTCCATTTCTGCAAGTAATGCGGCGTCTTCTTGAACTTTAGCTGCTTTTTCTTCTTTTTCTTGTGCTAGTTGTTTTGCTTCTGCGTCTGTTTTTTTAGTCATTTCATTACCTAGTTTAGAATTTAAAAAGTTGGGGTAAAGCCGAAGCCCTACCCCTTTTCTTTATGCAATCGCATCTTTAATCAGATAGCCAGCATCTGCATTTGCAATCAATTGATCATAATGATCATCAACCATTATTTTCATTGCATTTGCAGGATCTTTAACCTCATGCTTAAACACTCTACGAGAATCAGCAAATTGTTGAAATCTATAACCTAGTGAAACTTGACGCTTTGAAGCTTTGTTAGGAGCAACACAAAATACAATATGCTTTCCCCATACAGGCAATATGTTAGAAGCTTGCCCTTGATTGGCAGATTCGTAAATCGCCTTAGCAACTAGAACCCTTTTAACATCTAGCACATGTGCTAAATCTTCAGTGGTTAGCTGTCCAGAACGGTTATATTTATAGCCTACTTCTAAGATCTTTGTGTGATAACGCAAAGTGTCCCATACAGCCCAAGGTAAAATAACAGTATCAGGAGCCATACCAACCTTGTTATAAGTTGCAGCTCTTGCGGTTTTAAAATCACCTATTGGATCTGAATTGGCATAATTATTATATTGATCAGTTCCTGAAAGTGTTACATTATTTGTCAAAATAGCTGTATCAGATAATGTATCTGCTAACCCTTTTTCTTTCGATAGTAATAATAAACCAGTTAGTTCATCAGTTGTATCAACTTGTGCGTCGAAGGGCTTATCTACGTTAGCAAACTCTTCTTCTGTAATAATGTCTTTCAAACCATGCTTATCAACGCTGTACGTGCTTGTTGAATAATGGCGTGTGTCAACTTGTGGATATTGGTTTTTTCCACCAGTTAACGTAGTCACTATGCGCATGTGACCAGAGCCATAAGACCCTAGCTTGCCAGTTGATTGCTTTACCTTCACCATAGGCAAAATTTCTTCTGAAACAAACCCATCAGGAACTATTTTATTTGATACTTCCGTAAGAAGTTTATCGACTTGTGCAGTCTGTTGTGAACCCATTTTAAAAACCCTCGTTTTTATAATTAAAAAAATTTATATTGTACTACGTGCTTAGTCCTACACTTCCAACATTCGCAAGAATAAAGCCGTTACCACTAACATCTACATAAACCGCTAAGGCTTCATCTGGTGCGTTAAAAGTTGCAATGTTGTTTGTTCCATCAAACGTGCCAGAAGCCAACGTTAGTGTGTGAGAAGCCGTTCCTGATGCGCTTGTGTCTTTTGCAACAAAAAGCCCTTTATGGTTTGCGAAATCCGCTATAGTGGCAGCAATAACAACTGTGTTGTGAGCCAATTCAACCGATTGAATGCCAGAAGAAACCGCACCCGAAGCTGTTAACGCCTGAACGTTAGTTGCTGTTGAAGTTGGTTGTATCACTAACACACTAAATTGATCGTTATCAACTGCGCTTGATAGCGCCATTGCACAATAATTATCACCACTTGAAGCCGTTACAACGTCACCCGCTGAATCAGTTTTAAGTAGATCGCCAGCTGTAATTGTTCCGCCAGCTATGGCAGTTGCACCACCAGCAGCAGAAGCAATTTCTGCGGATTTTCCTGCGGCTGGCAAGTTTTGCACAAAACCAACAATAGAAGCGTTAGCACCGGCAACATCAACTGCGCCGTCTGCTGATAATATAACGGCTTTGTATTGTTTAGCAGAAAGATCAGATCCAGCTGCTAGATTTAAAATTCTTGAAAGGGTTGCTGTAGAAGCCATATCCTTAAATCCTTAATTTATGTTAAAAATAGTTAACTATTATTAGTTAGTCTTAGTTAGTTACGATCTTTGCTGCTTCTGAAAATGATATTCCATCAGACTTTACTAAAGCACTACACTTTTCAGAAAATGATTTAACTGCAATATCTGCTTCTGCATCTGCTGGATTTTCACCACTTCCCGCACCTTCTAAATTAATACCGGCTACCGCTTTTTCTGCAAAAGTAGCAAAGTCGTTCGCCATGAAAGAAACACGCTGCGCTTCTACGACTTTGCCATTTGTAAACATTGCGTTGAACGTAGCTTCTTTTACTTGCTTTGCATTTGATTCTGTCAAAGTCTTAATTTCCGTAGAAAGCTTTTTGACCGTATCAGTTAATAGAACTGCATCAGCCGTTTTATCAGCAAGCTTTGTTTCAGCTAATGTTTTTGCTTCCGCTAGTGCTTTTGCGTCTGAAAGTGTTTTTGTTTCAGCTTCGGTATTTGCTTTCAAACCCAATGCTTCACCTATTTGTATTTTTTCTGCGTCTGTAAAAGTAGCAATAGATTTTAGAACGTCTTTTAAGTCAGCCATATTATTTACCCTGTCTTTATTGTTAAAAATTGTTTCTGAAAATATAGGCTGCATGTCTTTCACATGCGGTCTATTCGTTATCCCAGCGCCAAATAATGCAGCGCCGTATTCTTTGCCTGTTTCTGAGTCTTGATAATCAAGAGTAAATTCAGCAGATATGTATTTAATTTCTTTTGCTTTGATCTTTGCCTTTGCTTTATCTGTCCACTCAATACGTGCGAAAAGCTTTTTTCCATCATCTTCAAGTTTTATTTCTTTAAACCATCCCGCTGCTTCTGCGTAGGCATCGTGAAAATAATCAATTGCTATATCTACACGCATTGCCTTGTTATCAAAGTTAGCTTTAAACTGTTTTAAAACATCTTCATTAATATCGAACTTGCCAAAAAAACTATGATCAAATTTGCCTTTACGGATTATTTCAACCCATTCAAGATTATCTTCTGTTACCTCTTGTAAAGCGAAATGAATGTTTTTTGACATGTAAATATACCCTAAATATTACCAGCATCTTAAATAGTAACTACTATATATAGTATATTAACAGAATAGAATTGTACATTAAAATTAATCACAGCTATTAGCT